GTTTAAATATAGTTGAGTGGAGAAGTGATTACACTGGGGTGAGGTTTACGGATGCAGGTGCGGTTCTTTCACAAATTGAAATTTAGTCTCTTCTTTCTTTCTACATAGGGTTTAGGGTATAGGTCGGGCGGTATGCTCGGCCTTTTTTGTTTTTATCCGCATTATGTCCACATGTATAAAAGTTATGCGTAACATAACTTATTTTTATGCTCATGACAAGAGTTTTGTTCAATTAAAAGTAACTGCCGAATTAAATCGGCTAAAGGTGTTTATGGCAAGCAATGCGGAATATAGTTTAGAGGAGATAAAGGAACTGATTGCAAAGTACTGCGAACACAGGGCACAAGGTTATTCTAAGGAGAGTTTTATTGATTGTGATTACAGAACTATAGAACGGCACATAGAAGAATATGCAGCCGATTTGCAGCCCGAAAAAAGAGAGATGGATAAATCAGAGCGAAAGGGTAGGTTCTATTGGGAGAAACTTGGTAAGAAGATAGCAGCCACAGGAGAAGGAAACCCCACAGCTTGGATATTCAACATGAAGAACAGGTTTACAGAGTGGAAGGATAAGACAGAAGTGGATCAGAATGTAACAGGTGGCGTGGTTCTGAACTTTAAGAAAGCCAATGCAGGAAGTTGATGTTTTATATACTGAAGTATTTGAAAAGAATAAAGAGGCTTACGAATCGGGGAAGTACAGGGTTATAGCAAATCAAGGTTCAACGAGAAGTAGTAAGACTTATTCAATCGCTCAGTTATTAGCTCTTTACATACCGTTTAATGAAGTTAAAAGTATATCGGTTGTCAGTCCGTCTTTGCCTCACTTAAAGAGGGGAGCAAGAAGGGATATGTTAGAGAACCTGGAGAATACAGGTATCTATTCAGATGACAATTTTAATAAGACTGATAACATCTACAATTATCCGAATGGCTCTTACATAGAGTTTTTTGGTGTTGAGGATGGAGGAAAAGTAAGAGGGCCAGGAAGAGATATTCTTTATGTCAATGAGGCAAATCTTATTCCTTTTCAGACTTATACTCAGTTAGCATTAAGGACAAGGGAAATGATATTCTTAGACTTTAATCCGGCTGATGAAGAAAGTTGGGTTTATACTGTAGCCGATGACCCTAAGAATATCCTGATTCATTCTACTTATAAGGATAATCCTTTTTTAAGTAAAGAGCAGGTTAGTGAGATTGAAAGCTTACAATATGCAGATGAGAACCTTTGGAAGGTTTACGGATTAGGATTAAGAGGTACAAGTTCTGAAACTATTTACACTCATTGGAAGATAGTTGATGAATTACCAAGTAGAGGTGAAAGGGTATACGGTCAGGACTTTGGATTTAACGTGGCGAGTGCTTTAGTTGATATAGAGTTTTATGAGGGTGGGATTTATGTAGATGAGTTGCTTTATGAAACTAAACTAACTACGGGTGATTTGATCGAGAGGTACAGAGGATTAAACTTAGATAAGCGAAGAGAAATATTTGCTGATGCTGCTGAACCGAAAACGATAGAGGAATTAAGAAGAGCAGGATATAACGGTAAGCCAGCAGACAAGGATGTTTTAGAAGGGATACGAAAGGTTAAGAGTATGCCTTTATACATTACCAGGAGGTCAGCAAACGTGCTTAAAGAGATTAAAAGCTATAAGTGGAAGGTGAATAAGGACGGCAAAGTATTAGACGAGCCTGTGAAGTTTTCAGACCACTCAATGGATGCGATAAGGTACGCAGTATTTACTAAGCTTATTATGCCTACGAGATCATGGTTATCTGTATAGTATGAAGATTGGAAGGTTAAAGGTTTTTGAATGGGAGAAAAAGGCTTTGCAGCCTATGAAGCCTGTAGCAATAGAGCTGAAGAAATTAGGCTTTAGTATTGTTTGGGCTGATAAAGATGATACAGTTAACTATATTAACAATAGTGCTGTTTTTTCTATTATAAACAGGATTACAAGGACTGCATCAAATGCACCTTTTAAAGTCTATCGGGTTAAGGATAAAAAGAAATTAGCGAAATACAAAGGTTGGACAGGGGAGAACGCTACAAAGGAAAGTATTCAACAGGCTTTACTAATTAAGCAGCAAGTATTTGAAGAGGATAACAACCATCCGTTAAATGAATTGATTGATAAGCCTAATGGCTTTCAGAGATCCGCGGAATTCACAGCAAACAGTATAGGGTATAAACTACTTACAGGAAACCGTTTTTGGTTTCTTAATCTCCTTGAGATGGGCGTTAATGCAGGTAGGCCGTTCTCTATTGAGAATCTGCCACCGCAGCATATTAATATCACAGGAGATGGTACTTTATTCGGCATTAAGGAATATCTCTTTAATCTCGGTACTGTTACCACAATTCCTAAGTCAAACATTCTCCATAGTAAATATTGGAATCCTGAGATAGACACAGCAGGAGCGCACTTATACGGTTTATCGCCACTCAAAGCGGCAGCTAAGAACATTCAGCGAATGAATGACGGTGTAGATAGGTCTGTTGCTATGTTGCAAAATGCAGGTGGAGCAGGTCTCTTGTATAGCAAGAGCGAAACCGAAATGACAATGGAGCAGGCGCAGGACTTAAAGCGCAGGGTTAACCAAGAGGTCTTAGGTCTTGACAATGCAGGTAAGGTTGCTTTAGCTAATGGCGACATGGGTTATATCAATTTCGGGTTAAGTGCAGTTGATATGCAGATTCTCGAAATGGAGAAGTACAGCCTCCAACAGTTATGCAACATCTACGGTGTGCCCTATGTGCTGTTCTCTTCTGACAGTTCAACTTATAACAATATCCAGGAAGCAAAAAAAGAGCTTATCACAATGGCTGTAATGCCTGAATTAGCCTCTTTGCGTGATGATTGGAACGAGATAGCGAAGTTTTATAAGGATCAGGATTTATACGTTGATTTTGACATTAGTGTATATCCTGAATTGCAAGAGGACTTAGAAAAGACAGCAAGGATAATGACTTCTTCATGGTGGATTAAACCGAATGAAAAAAGGTTAGCCATGAATCTTGATGAGGACAATGATAACGAGTTAATGAATGATTATATAATTCCTTCAGGTATGCAATTGCTGAGCGATCTAAACTCACTTGATACCGAGTTGGATAATGTGATAGATGAAGAAGATGACAGAGATAACACTATACCTAATCGTTAGTTGGCTTACGTGTTACACGTTGGCTAAAGTTCTTTGGAATGAAGATGACTGAACGCATAAAAATAAAAGCAGCTAAACGCTTTCCGATTTATCGGGGACAAAAGATAAACCCTGAGACGGGAAAATGTGATTGCCCTTTAATGATTATGCAGAAAGAGTGGAAGCGTGAAAGGTGGGGAATGGAGTTATTGAGCAGGTATAATAGAAGATTTGGTAAGGTGGATATGGTGAACGATTTAATAGAGTTTCATAGAGGGATGCCAAAAGATTGAACTTAAAATAAACGCCATGAATAAGAAAGAAAATAAGCTGTGTGTAGTGTATGTGCAAGGAATACCGAAAGTGTTTTACAAAGGAGTAGAGATAGAGCAGCTTTCGAATGTAATTGTAGATAGTTCGGCCTTTGAATATGCAAGTTCAGTAGAGATAGCGGCTCCTTGCAATGTTTACGGCACAGTAGAAGAAATGAAAAAGGAATTAGGATTAAATGACACGAACTGAACGGACGATACAATGGAGTAAGTTTTTGGAACGGATGGAAAAGAAGTTCGTGGGTGGTGTTTATAAAGCATTGTTAAGTCAGTATAGCTCTTTCACAGATGATTTAAAACAGTACGGTGTTGAATATGCCAAAAGCAGGTTAACAAGAGAATACCTAAACACAGAAATAGCACCTGTGATTTTAGAGATTCATAAAGAAGCCGGAATAGTAGCAGCAACAAAGACTTTGAGCAACTTAAAGAAGCAGTTAAAGGAAGGTAAGAAGTACAGAGGATTCGGATTTAACGAAGAATGGGCAGCAGACATTAAAGACTATTTCGATAAGTATTTACTCAACAAAAGCGTGTTTCCAATAAGCGAAACAACGAGGAATAGAATACTTGAGGTACTAAGCAAAGGAATTGAGGAAGGATGGGGTGTAGATGAAATGGTAAGACAGATCAGAGACATACCGGAGATAAGAGGTAGAGCGAAAATGATAGTAAGAACTGAAACCACAAGGGCAGCGAATTACGGGACATTCTTAGGGGCTGATAAGTTTGATTTTGAAGTCGAGAAAGAATGGATTGCAGCAAGGGATAAGAGGACAAGAAGAAGTCATAGCCATTTAGGAGTTGATGGACAGATAAGAGATGTTTACGAGAGGTTTAGTAATGGGTTAATGTTTCCAGGGGATTTGACAGGTGCAGCAAAGGAAGTTATTAATTGTCGCTGTAACATGGCTTGGATAACTAAGAAAGATGAACGAGGAAGACCGATACCTAAGAAATCACCTGTAAGAGTTGGCCGCTATGGCAACCTTATAGACATACTTGGGGGAGTTACCGCAGGGATTATGATAGGGAATTTGTTAAACGAAATAGACCAGCCATGAAATATGAGATAAGAAGGAAGATGGTAGATGACAAGCATCAATTGATATTCTTCCTGTCAGTAGTAACAACGTTAACAGGAACATCAGCCATTTGGAGTACGCACAGATACGAGGGAGATAAGAACGCTAAAATAGAGGATTTGAAACCTCACTTTCAATCAGCGCATGACAGGCAGATTGATTTCATAATTGAGCAGGAATTTTTGAACGAGCCGGATGAGTTTAAACAACAAACAGTACAAGACATAACTCAACAGGATGAAAAACATTTATGAATTTAAATCTATCTCAGACGGCCACATCAAGGATGTAGATACTGAGAAAGGAATAGTAACAGGGTACTTCTCTGCATTTGGCAATGTAGATAGTGATAGCGATATGATTATGCCAGGAGCCTATAAAAAGACTCTTAGCGAAAACGGTAACAGGATTAAACACCTGTGGCAGCATGACGTAAGATACCCTTTAAGTAAGCCATCAGTAATTAAAGAAGATTCTTACGGGCTATACTTCGAAAGTGAAATAAGTAAAACATCATACGGTAAGGATGTATTACAGCTTTATAAAGATGGTGTTATTGACGAACACTCCGTAGGGTTTAAGACTGAAAAGAAGCAGCAGAAAAACGGTTATACAGAGATCACAGAGATAAGACTTTGGGAAGGTTCTACCGTTACATTCGGTGCTAATCCTAATACTCCATTTACAGGAATGAAGGGAGCAAGCGCAGAGGATGTAATGAAGAAAATGGACACAGTATTAAAAACATTCAGGACAGGAAGATTTGAAAACGAAGAAATCTTCGATGCTCTTGAGGTTTATTTCAAACAGCTACAACAATTATTCATAGAACTAACTACAAAAGCCACTCAACCCGTAGTTGAAACAGTTGAGCCGGAGGTTACAGATAATGTTTTGGAGCAGTTAAAACAATTTAAAACAGAATTAAAAAGTAACTAATGGACATCAAAAACGAATTGAACGAGATTAAAGCTGAACTGTCTAAGAAGGCAGAAGATGCAATCTCTCAGGTGAAGGGTGAGGTTGATTCCCTTTCAGAAAAACTGAAGAAAAGCGAAACAGAAAAAGCAGAAATGCAAAAGCAATTGGACGGTCTTAGCGCAAAAGCTAACGAACTTCCTTTGCATGGTCAGGTGAAATCTTTTGAGCAGAATCTTTCTGAAGGTCTTGGTAAAAAGGCTGACGTACTGAAGAAGTACAAAGAAGGTGAAGGTAAAGGGTTCACTATTGAAATGAAAGCTGTAGGTAACATGGCATCTGCTACGTCTCTTACAGGTTCTTATTTAGTACCTGCAACCGTAGTTCCTGGCGTACTTCCTAAGATGTACGAAGAAACCCACGTAAGACAATTGCTCCCTGGTGGAACAACCAACTCAAACACTATCCGATACATTCAGGATAACGGTGGAGAAGGTGGGCCTACTATGGTTGCTGAAGGTGGAACTAAACCACAAATCGACCGTGACCTGGAGATCAAAGATGCACCTGTAAGAAAGGTAGCAACTTACTTCAGATTACCGGAAGAGATGGTAGAGGATATTCCTTATATCAGTTCTTTCCTGTCTCAGGTTGGTGTTGAAGAAGTAAACATTGTTGAAGATGCTCAGATCCTTTACGGAGATGGCACAGGTCAGAATATCAGCGGTTTTAATACCGTAGGTACTGCCTTCGCTGCGGGTACTTCAGTAGTAGCAACTCCGAATGAATTTGATGTACTTGGAGCAGCTAAAAAGCAGCTTCGTGTATCGAAGTTCGGCGGTCAATTGGTAGGTCTTGTATCTCCAATTAACTACTACGATATGAAGTACAAGCGCAAAGATACTACCGGAAACTACCTGTTCCAGGGTGGTGGTAATGGTATCAATGTAGGCTTTAATGTAGATGGTATTTCTATCATCGAGCATACAGCGGTAACTGCGGGTGATTTCTTCGTGTTCTCTCCGAGAGCAGCAGCAATCTTCGACAGAACCGGAATGTCTGTAAGGTTCTACGATCAGGATCAGGATAACGCAA